CGCGCAGATTGCCGTCCATTGCAACCCGATAGAGGCGCTCACTCTCGCCGTCAAGCACCTTGACGTTCCAAAGACGCCGACTTTGCAATTCAAGTTTGACTTTCTTACTCATTGGTGGGCTCCTCCATTTCCAACGGGGACGGAACCGGCAGCTCCGCCGGAGTCCGGATGGCCTGCTCTAGCTGTTTGACTCGGGCCGTGAGTTCGTCAATGGACTTGACGAGCCGCGTCACGCGCCGGTCGAGAGCGTGGGTCCGCTCACCGTTCGGATCGGGCCGTATGGTCGTTGACGGATCGAATCGGGTGTTGTTGTCGAGCATCAGTGGTTTCCTCAGTCAAGGGGAAGTTTCGGGAAGACCGTCGCACGGAATCCGTGCTTGGCGGCCCATTGCATGTTCGTCATCTTGGCGCCTTTCCGGATGCGGTTGTCGCGCTGGAAGCAGATCCGCAGGTCGAGCGTCGGATGGGCGCGTTTGACCGCCAGCAGTTTGCGACGTTTCTCGTACTCGAACTTGCCGGTCGTCTCGATGTATATCGGCAACGCTCCCTTGCGTTCCACTCGCCAGTCAGGGGTGTACAGCAGTTCGAGTGTGTACGGCAGCGCCACTGCCTCGTACTTGGTGCCGCGCGGCAGCACCCGAGAAACCGCGGCCTCGAACTTTGACTTGTATCGTGATTTCTTCATCAGTACTCCAGTGTGTCGGCGCCCCGTTTTGGTGTCCGTGCTTGGAGTTCGCGTGCCACGTCCCAGGCTTCCCGATACAAAGCGAAGAGATAGACGGCCCGGTCCAATTCTTCAGCCGTCAACCACCACTCTTGCACCGTGGGCGCATTTTTGTCAATGCGAACTACAAGCCCTTTGGTGATCTTGGGGGCATCCGGAAATAGTTCGTGGTACATGTGACGGTAGGCGGCGAGCTGGACGACGTAGTCCGGGTACATCCCGCCGCTGGTTTTCCAGTCCGCAACAATTTTCTCCCCATCGCCGCCCGTCAGAATCGCGTCGAGTGTGCCCCCAACTCGTAGCTGCGACGACACCATGGAGACTTCGGTTTCACACACTAACAATGCATTGGAGGAAAACCACCGCTGCCACGTTGCAAACACGGCGGCAGTATTTGGGGCAAGAGCGGTAGTGCCGGCTCGGCCCCAGAGATATTCGTCAATGGCCTCATGGACATCATGTCCGACGATGGCCGCCGCGGCTGCCTCGGCCGTGTGGCTCTTGCCTTCGCGGCCCATCTTGGCGGCCCATCCTATCAGGGCAGACGAGTCTTTGAACCGCCCGATCACTTCCGTTACGGACGGAACTTTCTCACCACTAATCGGTAGGATGTAGCCGCCAGATGGTCGCGCCATTCGCGCTTACTCCGCCTTCTTGGTGATCTCGGCGAGAACCTCGGCGTCGAGATTACCGGACGAGAACGCGGCGAACTTGTAGGCAATACGGAGCGCCACATCGGCCCCCAACTCTACCAGGTCGGGTCCTTCCTTCTCGGAGTCCCCGTCGATGGTGCTTACGAACGCCGCGACGAGCGCGACAGCGTGCCCCAGAGAGTTCTGGCGGATGATGGACGTGTCGCCGTGGGTCATTGGGACCGGGAACGGTCGGAACGACCCGCCGGCCGGCTTAGTAGTGCCTGTGGCACTTGCCGCCCCGCCACCGGGCGCGGCGGCCTTGACCGGCGCCGGAGGATCACCCACGGAGAGACCACACACCTTGTACTTGCCGTACTCGTACTTGACGCGGTACGACACCACGTCGCCTCGACTCGGGTACGGAACTTTCTCGTCTTTCTTGAAGCCGAATTCAATGGCTTGCCCGGACACTTCGCCGCCGTATACCGGCTTCAGGCCGTAGCGGGTTTTGGCCTGGCGCTCGGTGAGGTCCGTCACCGTTCCGGCCAATGTGTAGAAATTCTCGTCACTCACTCGTCACTCCTGGGGGACCAAGTGGTCCCGGTTTTGATGGTCAATTCCAACTGTTTGAAAAGCGTCTGCTCCCACAGCTCACACGTCGCCGTACTAAGATCGGAGGCTGCCTCGGCGAGCAGGATTTGAGCGGTCCTGATGTCCCATGCATTATCTGGGACCTCCAATAAAACCGAATCGTGAACCGCATTCACAAGTCGGGCCGGGCTCCGCACTCCCTGCAGTCGATCCGCCAGCAGCGCCAAGAACAAGGGCACCCAGTCGCCCGTGGCGAGGCCCTGAACCGGGTAGTTCTTGATGGCCGTCGGCATGAACGACACGCCGCAGCCCGTCCGCGCCTTTATCCAATCGGGGGCCCGCGTCTGGCGATACTGGTACAGTCGTCCCGTCTGGCTGGTCATCGTGTGGTGCCGGACCGTACAGCCTAGCTTGGGGTCACGTTCGACCGTCGCGTGGTCCGGAGACTCGGTAACCCGGGCATAGTACTGGTCGTGCCATGTCTCGACGCCGGGGAACGCGCTATAGAAGCCGTCGATCAGTTTCCGGACGACATCGACCGGAAATCCCGACTGTTGCGCCAATGTGATCGAGCCGCCCCCATACAGCAGCCCAAATACTACGCGCTTGGTTGCGGTCCGATTCAGTACGTCAGCTTTTGATTCCGTAACGGTCCGCCAGCCGAACACATCTTTGCCAGTTTCAAAATGGAGGTCGCTACCCCCAAGAAGGGCCCGCTGCAGCGACGGACATTTCGACAATTGGGCCAACGCCATGACTTCGAGTTGGCTGAAATCGGCCTCGATGAACGTCCATCCATCCGGCGCCTGAAATACCTCACGGGTCGCGGGGGGTTGATTCTGTAGGTTCGGATTCGCTGACGAAGTTCGACCGGTATTCGTAGAAGTCGAATGGATCGTGTGGTGTACCCGGTCGTCCCCATACTTTTGTTGACGCTCCAACAGCGATTGATAGTAGGTATTCGCTAACTTGGAATGGTGACGGTACGCAAGTGCGGCGGCCGCCATCTCGGCATGAAGCCCCTCGTCCCGAGTGGCGATTTTCCCCAGAACGTCCTCATCCACCCGCCAAGCGGTGCCTTTAGTTACCAGGGTGGCGCTCGTCTCGCCAATGTCAGACGGGATCAGCGGACCCACGGGCGCGCGCATCTGGGCCGAAAAAGTCTTCCCTCGTCCGGGCACGCCCGCGGGTCGCTCCAATACCATTGACCACGCCGCGGGAACCCCAAAGAAAAATGCCGACAGTGCCCGGGGTGTAGTGAGGGCGGCGGCGAGGGCCTTTCTCGATTCAACCTCAATCGTGAGCGGCATCCACCATTTTGGCAACCCACCACCGATGACCAAACAGTGTTCCCAGATCCGTCTCATGGTTTGACACTCCGCGTCGGCGGCCACGGAATGCGCGTCGCGCCGCTTGACGGCTTCAGCGGTGTTCAGCGGCAGGCCGTTGAATTCCATGGTCCCATAGACTATCGACGCGGCGCTTTGCACCGCGATCAGGGCCCGTTGCGCAGGGGTGGCGGCGTGCCACTGTCTAGCGAATATCTCCGCGGTCAGTGTGATGTCCTCGGCGCAGTATGCCCCCAGTTCTAAGGGGTCGATTTTGTCTGGCGTGATCCCGACTGACAGCCTCGCCCCAATCAAATCTGTCTTGCCCCGCCCCAAACGCTGTAAACCCAGGGCATCAAGGCTTATGAATTTTGACTGTTGGGCGGTCAGGATGTACTCCGCGATCATCGTGTCCCACACAAACCGTTCGGTGAAAAACGCTTTATGTAGGCAGTCACTCGCCAAGAAGTGCTGGTGGTCGAATTTCAGGTTGTGGCCAACCACCCACACATCGGTGGGAGGCGGCTCAAATTCCTCGGGGAGGCACACACGCACGTAGCCATTGGGCTTCCCGGTGCCCACGATCAACACCCGCGGGCGGTCCGGACCGGCGGGTCCGTATGGCATGGGGTCGTATGACACAGAACCCACCTCGTCCGTGAAAGTGCGGACCGTGGTTTCAACGTCTACAACTATGTGATCCGGGATGGCGTCGGTGAACGCATACGCCGCCTGTCGAAGGTGTTCGGGGATCATGCGGCGCTCCGGGTGAGCGTATGGAACCGCCCCCGCTCTCCGTCAAAACCAACCTCGAACTGTCCGTGTCGGAACGCCTCTTTCGTCTCTGGGCCCCCGGGTAGTTTGTTGCGCGCGATGCTCAGGAATCGTCGATCACGTAGGCCCGGCGACAAATCTTGGCCGATCATCACCAACACGTCAGACTCAGCCTGCATGCCCGTCTTTGATCCGAACACCTGCGACTGGTTCAAGTACCGCTGCCCTTCGGCCGTGGAGTCGGCCTGAAGGGTGCCGAACACCGTGCAGTTGTACTTGTCGGCTATGGTCCGCGCCCATAGCCCGACTTCGCGAACTCGTTCCCAGCCCTCCAGCTTGCCGAAACCTCCAATCTTATCCAGCACATTCAGACCGACCAACCCGTACGGGACCGCCCGTAGGCGGCGCTCCACCTGCATCTTGGTAAGTGCAGTGTCGTGGTGAACATCGAGCCTTCGTCCTCCCAAGATCGTCGATAGTTTCGGGCGGACGCTCGTAGCGCCCTCGGCGGCGAGATCGGGGAGCGTGAGATTCAGGGCGGACTGGACCACACGGAGCTTCACCTTCTGGCCGCGTTCCTCGTTGTTGAATATGATCCCGTGGCGATCCGGGGCCAACTGCGGCAGCATGTGAGTGAGTTCGCTCGTGAGGAATGTAGTCTTGCCGACTTCGGGACGGGACACGATCATGATGCTGTCGCCTGGGTGGACTGGACCGAGAGAAAGATTCAGCTCCGGTAGGCGCCAGTTGATGCCGTCCTTACGGATGACGGCGTCTAGGAGCGCCTCAAGATCGTCGGTAACTAAGGCGTCGGCGTCTTCCGTGGCTTCGACGGCCTGGACGACCTCCACGATCTTTTGAACGGCTCCGGTCCCCCCGGCGGCGAATCCTTGGTCAACCTGCTCACGCACCCGGGTGAGTATGTCCAACTCGTGTAGACGTTCGAGTAGGCCGGGATTCGGTTTAGCGATCTTGATCGCGGTCTCTACGATCCGTACGTAGACCTCCCAGCGATCCGGCTTCCACAGTGGATGTCGCGCGATACGCGACCACGCCAAGAAACCCGCCCAATCCACCGTGACCGCGTCCGGATTAGCCTTGAACCATTCGCCGATGTCTTCAATTACGGCCAGTGCCTCGGGCACTATGACGTGGTCCTTGATAAAAGGCTGAAATTTCTCGAAATTCTCTCGGGTCGAGATCGCCAGTATGAGATCCGGCTCGGGGCGGTGATTGGTCAAACGGCCTCCGTGATCTTTTTACGGATGAAATCCGTGGGGTACGATTTTGGGTCTTGGAAAGGTGCCGTCACCGAGGCCATGCAGCCACCGAGGCACGCGCCCATGTCAACTATGCGTTCGCGCTCCAGGATCGCGGCGTCGCAGTCGTTGTCGGTCCAGACAACGATCTTGTAGTAGGCGTCGATTAGCTTGGGCAGTCGCTCCACACGAAAGTTCAATCCGAGCATAGGTATCACATCGAACCCGGCCCACGCCACGAGCCACGCCGATATCAAATCTTCAACGATCACGAGTGCTCTGGGATAAGTATCGCCGGGATAGTATCCCGGGGACGCTCCAGAAATTAAAGTCTCAAGTGGGGCGGACGTAGGCTTGAGGGTCAGATACTTCGGTAGCTGGCCCTGCCATACCGCGCGTAATTGGCACCCGACGGGCACGGAGATATCTCGTGGGTATTCGAGTCCCGTACCGGGTGGATAAACTGGCAACACCATACGACCGTATTGCTCACTCCATTTGACGCCCGCGCCGTGGGCGATACGCTCGGGGTCCCCGAGGCCTCCGGTTTCGAGTGAGTTCGTAAGCCAAGTCCGACCCTCGGCCGGTGCCTTAGTCCATACTACAGCATCGGATGGCATCGCCGGACGGGGATCGACGGACCCCTTCGGCTCTTCCTTACAAGCTGCGATCGAGGGGCCGGTCATCAGTAGGGTTCCCCCATCTGCGCAATTGTGACAATAGACCAGCAGCAGGGGCGGTCGGCACGTCACGTAGGCCCTGCCGCGCGTGTCGCCACATTTTGCGTGATCCGTGGACAGGGTGGCGCCGGGGGACGGTGTCCCTGTCGCCGCGACTATCCGTCGCATCTCATCTTTCCTCATGGCGTCAGTCGATGGTCCGCGACTGATCCCCACACGCCTCGTGCCGCGCCACAACGTCCTTCCATTTGGCGCGCTCCTCGGATGTGAGCGGAATACCGTTGAGAACGCGCAGCGCGACGGCGGCGCCAACGGCCTCGTACTCTTGCTCGACCTGCGAGCAAGTCGCAGGCCGCGTGTGCGCCTCAATCTTGTCGGGGGACCACCAAGGCGCCCAAACGATGCTGCTCAGTAAGCCCAGCGGCAACAGCATGATTACGAATAGCTTCATGTCCTGCGACGTCATTGGGGACCTCTTGTCAAGTAGTATTGAGTCTTAAAGCGCCCGCCAAGAGCGGGCGCGCGGGTTTCTTTCCCTACCCTCAATCCTGTTCGGAAAGGGTTCGAGAAATCAACCACCGGGAACAGGCGACTCGCCTGCAGATGCGTGCGGTGTCCGAAATTGAGGGCCGGTGGATGCAAGCATACCCGCGCAAAAGAGCAGAGCCACCGGGACATGGGGTGGCATTATATGGTAAACGGGAGATATGTCAAGCGGGATCGAGGAAATAAATCACGAGCGGCTCGTCTTCGCAAATAGTGCTCAGGGGCACTAAGGCGGGGTCACAAGGCGCCGATGTTGCCCCGAGTGCCGATGTTCCCGGCCTGCGTAAGAGCCGCGTCGAGCGCGGATAGCTTCCCACCCCGCCGCCGGTACTCGACTCCCGCCTGTAGGCGGGCGGCCCGATCTGACAGGCCGAATTCCCGTAGCTCGGCGACGCGGGCGACTGCTCGCGCCAGACTCACGGATTCCATTTTGGCGTCCATATACGGGGTCCTCGGGTAACTCAAAACACGACGCGGAACTGGACAATGCGCTTCGCGGAACACCGCCATTGCTGGTGCCCCTCGACCGGCGCCGCCGGGACGCAGATCGCGTGCGCCTCAATCCGGGCGGGACCCTCCCCAATCGCCGAGGACCACGCGCAGCCTTGCAACGTCGCAAGGCAGGCGAGGATCACGGGCGGGGCAGATAGCACTCGGGCGTCTCCGACGAGTGGACGGCTCCGCCCGTCGTGACTCGGGTCCAGCAGACTGGCACGTCGATATGCCCGACCGGACGGGCGCCCGAACACTGGTACAGTCCCAGCAGTACCGTCAGCCAAAAGATCGCGCGTAGGTATCTCATCGGGGCGCACACAACGGGCAAACCCCACAGTAGCAGACCGTGGTAGTCGCCGCGATATCAATCGCGTTCCGCAAGGTTTCCCCTCGCATAAGTGCGAGTGTGTGCCGATACGGCCCAGCCAGTCGCCATGTAGGTTTGCGCCCGGGTGTGCCGTCCCAATGTCCAGCGAACAGCGTGCGCTCTAGCCAGTCTAAGCGTTCTGAATCGGTCATAGCCTCACTCCATCGGGCGACGTTGCAGAATGTCCCGCAGCGCCGTCAGTAGTGCGGGCGCGATTTCCTCGGGACCGGCAATGACGGGTGCGGCGGGTGAGTAGTATCGGCGGACGTTCGTATCCATTATTCCGATCCCGTACACCTCCACGCCTCGGGTCGCGCGGGCGGCGCGAATTGCCGCGAACAGGGCCGCGTCCGCGTCCCCGCCGAGTGCTTCTGTCGGGGAACCATCCGATAAGACAACGATGATCCGCCGCGACTCGCGTCGGCGGATTATCCGCTCCAAGCTAAACATGAGCGCGTCCCCGTCGGCGTTCCCCGCCAAGTATTTCGACCCCTCAATCATCCGCCCGTATATCGCGTCCTCGGGCATCGTGCGTTCGGCGAACGTCTTGTGTATCAGGTAATGCGGCAGACACGCACGACGGCTCGTAGTGAATCCGATCACTTCGGTCGGAATCCGCAGAGACTTAGCGAACAGGCGGTACAACGCTGTGGCAGCCAATGCGGCGAATAAGTATTTGTTCCCCGACATTGAGCCTGAACTATCAACAAGCAACGTAACCGCCGCATCCAACGCGAAGACTGGGTCCCGCTGTTTGAATACGGCGTAGTTCCAGTCCCCGTTCCCAACGCGCGGCATGGCGACGCGCGCCAAGTTCCGCTTGTCTAGGCGGCCATGCAGCTTCTCGGAACGCCACCGCACACGGGCGAGTGATTGCAGCAGGCGGCGAACTTCTTGCGCCAGCGAATCAGGTTGGCGATTACCGAGTGTTGCGGGGGCGGCTTTTAGTGCGGTGATTTGTTCATCGGTGTACCACGAAACGGACCCGCGCTCCGTTTTGCCGGTCCAGTCTACCCGTGACGGGTGCGGCTCAGTCGTGTCGTCCGAATCGGTTTTATCATCGGAGTGGTCAGAGCGCATGAGAACTTGCCACGGGATCACGTTTCCAAGCGACTCGGCCTCAGTTTTCTGTTCTTCCTCGGTGGGTTTTTCGTCGCTGTCCTCGGGCCATAGCCGCTTGTACAAATCCGTCGCCAGATTCGCCACGTTGACGCACGACCCTACAGTACGAATCCGATCCGTCCAGCCTTCGCGCTTCAAGTCATCCCACAGGGCGCGCGAACCGGGAAGTGTCCGCTCGCGCGCGTCCACCATACGCTCGGCCCAGATTCGCGACGTTGGCGACCAGTCATCCGAAGATCCCAAAATAAGGGCCGAAAGCGAGCCAATTTTGAGCGCGTGGTCCCGCTGTTCGTCGGTGACTTCCGGCGGTAGCGGGGATTGGGTTTCGAGTTCTCCAATGATACGGGCCATCAGCGCATCTAGACCCTCGTTCAACGCTTTGCGGTCGCCAATGTGCTCCGCCTGAACTTCGCGCTCTTGCGCAGAATCCTCAATGGCGTTGAAACAAAACCACCGACGCGTCCCGAAGCGCAATCCCTCAGTTTTTTGAATCTCGAAACACTCGCGCCGCGCGATGTGTCCCAGTTCGTGAATGAAAGATCGGCGATAGATCAAAAAGTCGTCGTGCGTGGCGTCCAGGGGGAGCGCGGGTATTCTCACCTCAAAAGTTTTGCCGTCCGAAGTTCCGGCGGACGGAACTTTGATCGCGGGGTCGATCAACAGCCGGACACCGTCCGCACGCGCTCTCCGCGCGGCTTCTTTCTGCCACCCGTATGCGTTGAGTGTGACGGGCGTGCTCA